GCCAGCAGGCGCACGGCCAGCAGGCGCCTCGTACCATGGACCCCCGGCAGGGTACCCCCTGGGGGGGGCTTTTGCGCCCCGGCCCGGTGCGTAGGGGGGAACCCTCCTCCCCCCGTCCGCACTCCCTCGAACCCTCTTTCCATGCCACGTCATGCCGTGATCCCCCACCCCATAAATAATTCATCATGTAATTTTTTACCAACAATTTTTTTTCGCATAAATTATTATTCCATCACTTTGCACAGGTTATCCACAGGTTATCCACAACCTTAGCCCCTCCGTCTTGCATTTATGCGTCATGTATTGTATGTTTTGCATCTGAAATTGCCCGTAAACCGTCAGGGAAGGAGACACATTATGGCATTACTGTCAGATTTACGAAAGAAAAGCGTGTTTTCTCCCTCGAACATCGAGTGCGGACGTGTAATAACCGTCGAAAACCGTGCCGCCACCCGTTTTTTCGACATCCAAGAGGAAATCGACCGTGAAAACGGGGTCGAGCGGCCAGAGGGCGGCGTCATTTTCGAGCCCCTCGCCGGAAGTCCGTACTTCATGCCGATAAACCGCAAGGCATACCATCCCGAGAGCCGGTTCGGGCCGCTTGGCACCTGCCCGCTGTGCAACAACGCGCGGCACGCGGAGTTCGACGCCGCGCTGGCCCGGAAAGTGGGCTCCGTGCCGCCCGAGGGGATGTTCGGCTTTGCACGCGCACTTGTCATCGAGCATATCGCGTGCCACATGGGGCCGGTGTACGCCAGCGCCGGGCTCCGTGCGTGCAAGGTGGCCGGTGTACCGCTGAAGGACGTGAAGGGCGACGTGGGCCGGGCGGTGCGTGCGGCTTTGGCAGAAGAATCGGGACCTGATGACGCCGGGGTGCAGGTGCTTGTACTGGAACCCGGCGAGCGTTCGTGGTACGATGGACCAAAGGCTGGCGGCGACCGGGGTCGGCCCGATCCGTCCCCTCGCCGGGAGCGGAGCGGAGCGAACGGGATATACGCATACGACGGCAACTCCCCTGCGGGAGCCCTGAAGCCGTGGGAGGATGACAGGGTGGAGACGGAACTGGCAAAACGGAAGGATGAGGCTATCGTCTTTTACGACGAGATGCTCGACGCGAGGCGCATGGCGCGCCAGATATATGCTGACATCATGGACTCAGACATCGACGCGCTCAATGCCGAGCGCGAGGGCGAAAAGGGCGGCAAGTACGTCGAGCGGAACTACTCTGCCGCCATCGCCGCCGTCCGCGAGATACGGTCCATCGCCACTGACATGGCGAAGCTGGCGCTCATAGCCACCAAGTATTCCGACGGCAAGGAAGCCAAGCGCGTGCTGTCGCCGGTCATGCAGGGCATGATCGACGAGATAGGCGTGTTTGACGCAGGGGAAGAGAGCCTCGGGGAGCCCGACGAACCCATCGAGGAAGACGATGCCGAGGTCATCGACTAAATGGAGGGATCAAGCGAAACCACGAGCCGCAGGGAAGCGACCATAGAGCGGTACCGGAAGGTGATCCATGAAGCGCGGGCTTCGGGCGAGGTCGATCTCGTCATGCGGAAGCTCATGCTCTCGGACCTGTTCTTCCTCCTCATGTATGGCCTCAACTCCTCGGAGTTCGCCAACAACGACTGGGTGTACGCACGGTGCCGGGAGTTCGAGGCCGACCGCGATGGACACCTCGACCTGTGGCCGCGCGAACATTTCAAGGACTTACCGCTCGATACCCCGATGCTGACACAGAACCGGGGATGGACGACGCACGGAGAACTGGTCGTGGGTGACTCCGTGTTTTCCCCTTCTGGCAAGCCGGCAAAGGTCATTGCGCTGAGCCCGCGGTATTCCATGAACAGGTGCCTTAAAATCACCTTTCAGGACGGCAAGGAAATCACCTGCGGTGAAGGTCACCTATGGCGGGTCAGGGACATAACGAGAGCCCGGCGTGATGAAGCCGGGTACAGGAGTACCGGGCGCTCGGAACGCGTCGTTGAAGCCAGAGACCTCTGCGCTGGCGACGACATTGGTGCCATCGATGGGCCGGTGGAATACGGGAAGGCTGATCTGCCGGTCCATCCGTATGTACTGGGGGCGTGGCTCGGAGATGGACACCGGGCATCGCCGAGGATCACCTGCTCTTATGAAGATATCGACATCCCTATGCGTATAAACCTCTGCGGATATCCGGTAAAAGAACAGAAGCCACGCGACGGAAAGACCGGGACATACGCTTTCGGCGGAGGCCTCCGCGGCAAGATGGGGACCGGAATATACCCGCTGTTCAGGGGGCTTGGCGTTACGCACGAGAAGCATATCCCTGAACAGTACAAGCGGGCATCGGTCGACCAGCGGTTCGACCTCCTGCACGGGCTCATGGATACTGACGGAACCTGCAACGAACGGGGAAACGCCTCGTTCTGCAACTCCAGTGAGCGCCTTGCCCGTGACGTGTACGAGCTTGCTGTAGGGCTGGCATTGCGACCGAGAATCGCTTTCTACTGGACGAAGTGTAATGGGAAAGGCAAGTTCCCCATGTGGATCGTGTCATTTCAGGCGCACAAGGACAGGAATCCATTCTACCTCCATCGCAAGGAGCGCCGGGCCATAGAACCGTCTGCGCACCGGGCTTGTCGCCGTGTGGTATCTGTAATGGAAACCGATCCGATGGATACTTCCTGCATACAGGTCGAAGGCGGCATGTATCTGGCTGGACGAGACCTGATCCCAACGCATAACTCAACAATCGTGACGCTTGCCGCCGTAACGCAGGAAATACTGCGAGACCCGGAAATCACGGTGGGGCTCTTTAGCTTCAATCGGCCCGCGGCCAAGGCGTTCCTCCGGCAGATCAAGCAGAACTTCGAGTCGAACGAGAACCTAAAGGAGCTGTTCCCTGACATCCTGTACGCTGACCCCGCCAAGGAGTCGCTCAAGTGGAGCGAGGACGACGGCATCATCGTCCGGCGTCGCGGCATCCCAAAGGAAATGACCGTCGAGGCATGGGGGCTCGTGGACGGCATGCCAACGGGCAAGCACTACAAGCTCATGGTGTACGACGACATTGTAACCAAGGACTCGGTGACTTCTCCTGAGATGATCGCCAAGGTCACGGAGGCCGTGTCGCTGTCATTCAACCTCGGGTCCATTCAGGGCAACCGGCGCTGGATGGTAGGCACCCGCTACCACATGGCCGACACCTACTCGATGCTCATAAAACGCGGGGCTGTCCAGCTCCGGCTCTACTCGGCCACGAAGAACGGGCAGTTCGACGGCGAGCCGTGGCTGTTCAGCCCTGACATCCTCGCCGGGAAGATCAGGGACATGGGGACGTATGTCGCCAGTTGCCAGCTCTTCAACAACCCGGTCATGGAGGGTGAACAGACCTTCAACCCCGAGTGGATACGGACATGGAGGGCCATCGACTGGCGCGACATGAACCGCTACATCCTTGTGGACCCGTCCGGCGAGAAGAAGAAGAGTTCCGACTACACGGTCATGGCCGTTGTGGGCCTTGCGTCCGACCAGAACTACTACCTGATCGACATGATCCGCGACAAGCTCACGTTGCAGGAGAAGGCCCAGAGGCTCCTTGCCCTGCACGCCCAGTACCGGCCCATCGGTGTGGGCTACGAGAAGTACGGCATGCAGTCGGACATCGCGTACATCGAGGAGCGGCAGGACCGCGAGAACTACCGCTTCGACATCACGGTCCTCAAAGGCTCCATGCCAAAGAACGACCGTATCAGGCGCATCCAGCCCTTGTTTCAGGATCACCGCTTCTACCTGCCCGAGCGCCTCGTGCGCACCGACTATCAGGGGAGGAGCCACGACCTCGTACAGGACTTCATTCAGGAAGAGTTCCTCCAGTTCCCCTACATGACGCATGATGATATGCTTGACTGCATATCCAGAATCAGGGACGAGGACTTGCAGACGTTCTTCCCGCGCCCCAACCTGAACCGGCGCGGAGAGCCACTGGAAGCCGAGGATGAAGAAGGATATGATTACCACACGTTTGATTATCTCGACCGCAAGTGACAGGGGACACGCACATGGATGACCGCGAGAAAGAGCAGAGCGAGGCCCAGAAGAAGCTCGTCGAGAAGATCGTTGCGACATTCAACGAGCTGAAAGCCGAACGGAGGCTCTTCGAGCCGATATGGAAGGAAATCACCGACTACATCTACCCGCGCCTCTCTGGGTGGGATTATGTCACCGATTCCGATATCACGGCAGGCGAGAAGATATTCGACGGAACGGCCATTGCGTGCCTGTCGAAGCTGTCGGATGGCATCTATGGATGGCTCGTGTCCCCCTCCATCGACTGGCTGAAGCTCGTGCCTGCCAAAAAGGCCGACGAGGACAACAAGCCGCTCATGGAGTACCTGCGGACGGTCCTTCTGTACCTGTACGACGTGTTCAATCGCTCGAACTTCTACGACGCCGCCAGCGAGGCGATCAACACCGGGTGCGCCATCGGCACGTCGGTCATCTATGTCGAGGAAGCCGAGCGCCTGCACCGCCCTGTCTACACGTCCCTTCATCCGAGGGAAGTCTACATATCGGAAAACGAGTATCAGGAAGCGGACGTGCTGTACCGGCTCCTTGAGATGACGGCCCGCCAGTGTGTCGCCACCTTCGGTGATAAAATGAGCGCGAAGTTCACCGAGCAGGCCAACAGGAAACCGGAAGAGAAGTTCCGCATCCTTCACGCCATCTACCCGCGCGGAACGTTCGGCATCCTGTCCGACTCTAAGCCGTTTGCCTCGGTGTACCTGCTCATGGGCAAGGGCTCAGGCGGCGCATCGGGGTCGCAGGCGACACTTATTGAAGAGGGAGGCCTCGACTTCCAGCACTTCGAGGCGTGGCGCTTCCGCCGCAGTTCAGGCCAGACCTACGGGACATGCCCCGGCATGGACTCCATCTACGACGTAAAGACCATGAACCTCATGGCCAAGACGCTCCTTGACGCGGCCCAGCTCGCCAGCAGACCCCCGCTGTATGCGCCTGAACACCTGCGCGGCAACATCAAGGTGCGTCCCGGGTCCTACACCTACGGTCCGCAGGGTGGAAAGCCCGAACCGATCATCACGACGCTCTCGTACCCCATCGGCATGGACGCCTACGAGCGGCGCGCGGCCATCGTGCGCGAACACTTCAAGACCGACTACTTCCAGTCGATCAGCCAGATTCAGCAGAGTTCGCGCGACCGCACCGCCACCGAGATCATGGAAATCAAGGCGGAGTCAGCCGCCGTACTCGGATCGGTGGTCGGGCGCATCCAGAGCGAGTTCTTGGAACCCCTCGTCCGCCTCACCCTCCTCATTGAGAAGAAGGCCGGGCGGCTCCCCGCTCCTCCTGCTGGACTCGACCCGGACATCGAGCTGTCGGTCCAGTTTGTCGGACCACTGGCGCAGGCCCAGCGGAAGTACGTCCGCGTCAACGGATATATGAATGGCCTGTCTCAAGCCATGCAACTGGCGAACGTCGCCCCGGACATCCTTATGAATTTCGACTTCAACCACGCGGCCCGCGAGATTGCGATTGCCAATGATTACCCGCACGACGGGCTTATCGACAAGCGCGAGGTGCAGAAGGCACAGGCCGAGGCACAGGCGGCTCGTGCGGCGCAGGCACAGGCCGAGGCCGAAAACCAGCGGCTCGTTGCCGCAGGCGGAGCATCGAAGAAGGCTGAAAGCGGAAGCCCGGCTTCCATGGCGTTCGGGAGGGAATAGATGATCGGAACCTATGAACAGCGGCGCGAGAAGTGGGTGAACACGTTCAAGACTCCCGACGGCAAGGAAGTCCTGAAGGAAATACTTGAGGAGTGCCATGTATTTGAGTCGCTTGAGCCCGGCGATACCGGGGCTCTGGCGCTCCGCAACTACGGGCTGTCGGTTATGGTATTGACCGGCATCCTCGAAGAGACCGAGGACAATGATCCTGTTGCCCGCATGGTGAACATGGTACACTAGGAATAAATCTTCTTGACAATACGATCACATCATGGTAAGGAGTATGGAGCATGAGCATTTTAGACGGAGCCACGATCCCCGAGGGGACAATCAAGGCGACGGAAGGAGCCGGTGAGGCTGGCCTTCTTGGAACAAAACCGGCTGGGGAGCCGGTCAAGAAGGACGAACCCCAAGCGCCGGAATGGACGAAGGGACTTCCTGAGTCTCTCAGAAGCTCGAAGAGCCTATACAAGTTTCCAGACGGCACCCACGTCGAGAACCTTGCCAAAAGCTACGTCGAGGCTGAGAAAAAACTCGGACGATCCATCGAACTACCCGGAAAAGACGCGACCGACGAAGATCGAGCCAGATTCTTCTCTAGGATCGGGAGACCTCAGAGCCCCGATGATTACGAATTGACAGTAGGCGACCCTGACCTTTCCAAGGCGTTGCGCAAGGTTGCGTTCGAGAGCGGTCTCACCAAAGAACAGCTCAAGGCGCAGTCGAGCGTCCTGTCGGAGTACGAAGCCGCGAAAGCCAAGCTGGCATCGCAGTCGTACACCGAAGCGGCAACCAAAGCCGACAGGCAACTGCGGGAAGAGTACGGTGCGCAGTATGACATACGGATGGAATACGCCAAGAAGGGATTCGAGGAGCTGTATTCACCTGAGCTTCGCGCCCAGCTTTCAAAGGCAGGGATCACGAACAGCCCGGAGTTCATCCGCGTCATGTCCGATCTTGGTTCCCAGCTACGCGAGGCGTCCCTCAAGCGAGGGGCTCCGTCGAGCGAAGCCGACCAAGACCCCTACGTCAAGTCGATGGCTTACCTCAAGAACCTGTAGGTTCCTTGAAGGTAGAAAATACGGAAGGTTTTGACCCATGCCTTTTGCAATAAACACCGCGTATACCCTGCCTGACGTTCTGCGCACCCGTGCGCCGAACGGCCAGCACATGTCCGCCGTCGATGTCCTGTCCGGCAAGTACCCCTTCCTCGAAGAGATGTACTTCACCGAGGCCAACGACACCACGAGCCACGAGTTCCTGCGGACCACGAGCGAGCCCTCCGGTTCCCTCGTCCGCCTGAACGAAGGTGCGCCCTTCTCTGCGGCCAACGTCGTGCCGGTCCGCGAGCAGATGGCCCGCCTCGAAGCGAACGCCCAGATTGACGAGCGCATCCTCGTCAAAGCCCCGGACCCCGTGCGCTACCGCCGAGAGCGGGAAGCCATGCACTTCCGCGGCATGATCAAGCAGTACCACAACCTCGTATTCAAAGGCAAGGTTGCCGATGACGCTCGCGGCATCGACGGCCTTGAGACCCGCTTCGGGACACTTGTTGCCGACTCTGTGGTCAGCAATATGGCAACCCCGTCCGGCACCACCCTTTCGTCCATCTGGCTTATCAAGCACGGGCCGGAAGGCTTCTTCGGATTCTACCCCAAGGGCTCGACCGCTGGAATCAAGGAAGAGGACTGGGGCCGTGAGACCGCCTATGACAGGGATGGAAATCCCTTCAAGGTACTCCGCACCCACTGGAGCTGGGAGTTCGGCCTCGGAGTCGCGGACCTCCGCTCGGTAAAGCGCCTCTGCAACATCACTCTCTCCGGCGATAACTCGTTCTTTGAGGATAGCACCAAGGTCCAGAAGGGCGAGTACGCCCTGATCGATCTCGTCGAGTCTATGCCCGAGGGTTCAACCGATGGTGCGGCGTTCTACTGCGGCCAGAAGATGATGGCCCAGTTCCGCAAGCGCCTGAACGACAAGAGTAACGTCAACGTCACTATGGACACCGTATGGGGCCGACCCATGCTTCACTTCATGGGTGTACCCATCATCCGCGTTGAAACGCTCACCGCAACCGAGTCGGCTGTCAATTCCTAAACCCTAGCCCCCGGTCAGTAGCCCTGACCGGGATACCCCTTTAAGGAGGGACTTTTTATGATAATGGATGCAAAATGGAGGTTCCACGTCAATGGCGCGGCCACGCCCCCGACCCTTGCCAACGAGACGCTCCCGACCACGACCACGGCGGAATACCTGTCAGACCCCATCGACCTCATAGCCGGTGGCTATGCTGACGGAGGCGGCGATCTGCTCGTAAGGACTCACGTCGTGGCTACCAACGTTACGCTGGGAAGCGGCTTCACCGTCGCAGTCAAACATTGCGACACCAACAGCGGGACCGCTGGCGACTGGACGGTCGCGGCTTCTTCGGTGACTCCGAAGGCTGGCATCGTGGCCGGTAAGGAGCTTACCCCGATAGTCCTGCCCCCGAGCCTCAAGCGGTGGATCAAGTTGAGCATCACCGGCACGACTTCAACGGACGGCGCGACCAGCTTCAAGGCCGGGATCGTCACGAGCTAGTCGAAAGACGCTCACCTGTATTGTAAATGCAAGCCACCGGGCAACGTACCCGGTGGCTTTTTTATGCCCTTGCGCCCACGGCACTACAGGTGGTATGCTCGAAGGCAATCCATAGTAGGAGGCGTTCATGCCCGCAGTATCATCGCCGAGGTTTGACACGGTATACGGAATAGCCGAGGCAGAAATCTGCAACAAGGCGCTCTCACGCCTGTCTGCCGATGTCATTAAGGACACGCTGGAGGACACGAAGCAGAGCCGGGCCTGCCGGGTCGCCTACTCTCAGACAAGGGACGAGCTTCTCCGCTCGTACCCGTTCAACTTCGCCATGCGCACCGCCTACGTCCCGCAGGACACCGCGTTCGCCTACCCGATGGACGAGTACGAGTTCGCCTTCAAAGCCGAGGACCACCGCGCCTTCACCGGCACGACCGTGGCCGCAAGCCCGGTCATCGGCACCCTCGTCGGCCTCGTCGTGACTACCGGCCTCATAGGTCGCCATGTGCAGGGCGCTGGCATCCCGACCGACGCCCGGATCATATCGGTCGTAACCACGGTCGGAGCCGAGTCGATCACCCTCGACCGCCCGGCCACGGCGAGCGCCGCTGGCGTGGCCCTGTCGGTGCGTATCCCGATGCTCAAGCTCCTCGAAATCGCCCACAACGACGAGAACATCTTCGAGGTCATAGGCGGTGGAGCCGACCGCAGGATACTGTGTTCGATGTACTCGCCCGAGTCCGGCGCTGTATCCGAGCCGTATAACCTTGAAATCAAGTACGTCGAGCAGATGATCGACCCGAGCAAGTTTGACTCGATGTTCGTCGATGCCCTCGCCCTGCGCATAGCCAGCAAGGTGGCCGTCACGCTCACGACGAACGCCCAGCTCGCGTCCTTGATGCAACAGGAGTTTGCCGCCATCATGCAGTTGGCCCAGAACTCGTCGTCTCAGGAGCGGCAGGTCGATGCTCCCGAGCCGTTCTGGACCGACCGGCAGGACATCGTTCCCGTCCAGACAAGGCGGTAGGCCGTGGGAACGATACGCCCGGTCATCACCGACTTCTCGGCTGGCGAGGTGTCGCCACGGCTGGCCGGGCGTACCGACTCGCCGATCTACACCCGGAGCGCCAAGGAGCTTACTAACTTCATCCCCGGCACCCTCGGTGGCATCTATCGCCGTGGAGGCTTCCAGCACGTCATCGAAGCCCCGTATGTGAACGGAATATCAGGAGCGCGTGTAACCGGGAAGCTCCGTCTCATTCCGTGGAGCGTGAACGACACGCTCGACTTCCTCCTCGTCCTGTCGGACGGACGCATCGATATCCTCAATGTATCGACCGGGACCGAGCCGGGATACATCTACGGCACGAACCTCGATGGTAGTAAAGATATAATCACCACCATAGGCGCCTATCCCTGTTACGCCGAAGAAATGACGCCTGCCGGTGAAGCGAAGATATACCCCATCGACGAGGTGAAGTACGCGCAGAGCATCCGGCAGGTATTCCTCGCACACAACCGCTACCCGCTCATGCAGATCAAGTTCATCTCTTTTGACCAGAGTACCCGCGAACTAAAGCTCGAATACGGCTCTGTCGCTGTTACAGGAAATGTGGCATGGACCCCTGAATTGAAGGCTGATACAGTTGCGACAACAGACCCGTTCACCGCCGAGGCGTTCATCGGAATGTTCGGGTACAAGATGGTATCCGGTGTAACCAATGCCGCGACTGGCTTCGTGAACGGTAGGGAGATAGCTTCCATCGTCAAGAATGTGACCGCGGCCACCAGACGCGCCACCATAAAACTTGAAGATATTGTCTCAATAGACCTCATAAACCAAACCATTACCGATGGAAGCTCGACACTGATTCATGCTGGTGCGAATAAATCTAGTTTCATAGTCCGTATGTCGAAGGACTCTGGGCCGCTCTTCTCGATACCATACGGAGCTACATTCACGCAAGCTCTGGATATATTACAGGCAAACTTCTACATTATAGGGACATCGCCCATGTATTTTGGGCAGGATGGTTATGATTCCAACCCCGGGTGGTTGCTGGAATACCAGTATGCCACCAAGGGTAGCATCAGCTTCGCCAAAACCGGATCATCCGAAAGCTACACGATCAACTTCAAGGACGCACAGAGCCCTCTTACTCTGACAAGTACAACCACGGGGCTTACCGGATACGTTACCTGCCTCGGGCTTGTACTCAACAAGAACGTGACGCCGGGCGACAAGATGGCCGACCGGCTGTCACAGTGGATGACGCCGGGCAAGGTGTACCCGTGCGACAAGGGCATGAAGATTTCCGGCCTCACCCCCGAGCGCGCCACGCGCTTTGACGGCAAGAAGCGGTATGGACCTCCTGACGCGAACGGATACACGCCTGTCATTAGCGATTCCGACTCGTACATTGAAGTCGAAGGAACCGATACCGAAGGAAAGTTTGCCACAAGGCAGATACGCCGTGGGGACGCAGGTGTCACAGGCCAGCTCGGTGTGATCCTCACCCCGTTCTGGAACCCCGGCGACAACCCCGGCTTCGTTGCGTTCCATCAGGGGCGGCTTGTTGTCGGAGGCTCGCACGGCGAGCCAAATGTCCTGTATATGTCCGAAGTCAACGTGTTCACGAGCTTCAAATACTTCGAGGAAGTCCTTTTCGAGTCAACTACCTTCACCGGCTACAGCGACGATAACGTGGCCCAGTACACGACCCGGCAGGACATCATTCAGCAGGTCGGGGCCGCAAGCGCCATCCGCCTCCAGCTTGCCACCGAGGAGAATGAGCAGATCGAGTGGGCCACGAGCGTCGCCGACCTCGTGATCGGCACAGCAACCTCCGAGTGGGTGATTCCTGCTGGGGTGACAGCGCTCGATGCCCGCGTGATCCTCACGAGTCGGGCCGGATCGAAGGGTATTCAGGGCCGGTTCGTCAACGGATCGGTGATCTTCGTATCGCGCTCCGGCAGGAAGGTGTCTGCGTTCACCGCCGGGCAGGAGAACACGCAGGATATCACCGCGCACGCCGACCACATCGCCAAGCCGGTCGTCACCGGATTCGATTTCCGCCAAGACCCTCGTCAGGAACTATATGCAGTTCTGGCCGACGGCACTATGCTCTGCGGCCAGATACTCTCCGACATTGTGAGCTGGTCAAGGATCAAGACAAGGACCGGAGACAAGATCAAGAGCGTCGCCTGCCTTGCCTCGTGGGACGAGGACGCCGTGTACTGTGCTGTCGAGCGCACCATCGGCGGAGTCACGGCAAGCTACATTGAACGCCTGTACCCAGCCGACGAGGACAGCTTCTTAGGGAGGCTCTACCTCGACTCCTCGGTGTCGAAGCAGGCCGACGGCACTGGCGTCATCACTGGCCTCGCCCGGTACAGCGCGTACCCGGTTGCTCCGACCGGACTCAAGATCATTGTCAACACCGGGACGACCGGATACTCGAATACGGGAACCCCTGTAGTGGACGCGGCTGGATCGTGTTCCAGCTACATCCCCGATGATCAGGGCATCTTGGTGACGCCGGTCGCTATCCCGATCCCGGCAGGTTCGCTTGCCCATATCGGCTTTGTCTACACAAGCCGGGTCGAGAGCTTCCGCATCGACGCCGCCGACACTGAGGGCTTGGACAAGAGCGCGGGTTTCCTGTACCTGCGGTTGTACAAGTCGGGAGACCTCCATATACTGCGGTATACCGACGTTGGGGTTCTTGACGTAGACGTGAGGGCCACGACGCCAACTGCGGCTACTGTCGATGGAACCATATACAGGATATACCCGTATTCGGGAACCTTGAAGCTCGACCACCTTGGGCCAAGTCGGCCTGACCAGACGGTGATAATCGAGGCGCAGGGAGCAGAACCGGCTGGCATCCAGAGCATAGCCCCGGCTTACTCCGTCTCGTCACTCGAATAGCACAGGAAGGGGCTGGCCCATGTTTTTTGAACTACTGACAGCCGCCGTCGGGGCGGGATATGGCGTATATCAGGCTGGCGAGCGCGAGCGGCAGACCGCACGTGAGGCGTTCCGTGCCGACCTCATGTACCAGTCCACCAAGAAACGTGCGCAGGCCGAAGAGGCCATGCTCCAGAATCGGATCACTATTGGAGCCATGGACAACACGGCCAACAACAAGGCGTCCGCCATATCGGAGTACCAGAACCGCTCGATGCAGGTCGCGCAGGCTGGGGTCTCTGGGGCCAGTTCCGGCACCCCGTTCTACCGTATCGACGCCGACGCCATCCAGAACCGCAAGATCATGGCGGACATGGAGACCAAGGGCAGGCTCGGCCTCGAAGGCATGGGCGACCAGCTCGAATCAGCCAAACTCGCCAACACCGCGCAGATCAGCGCCGCCTTCGACCAGTATCAGGACACCGCCGAGTCTGCGGCCTACGCGGCATCCCCGTTCGCCTACATTATGGGCGGATTGACAGGCGCGCTGTCGGGGGCTTCGATGGGAGCCGACATCAGCTCGCTCACCAAAGGAGTGTTCCACGGAACCGTCGACGAGCTGGTCGGCGGGGCGGCTGGCAAGATATCAAGCCTGTTCCCGTCGGCTCAGGAGGCATCGATCAGCGCGGCGGCGGCTTCGGTGGCTTCCCAGCGTTCTGGCGGTATGTACTTAGACCCGAAGCCCAGTTCATGGCCCGTAGGGACGGAATACAACAAGGTGATAAAAAAGCCGTTCTCGCTCGCCGCCCTGTTTCCGTCGGCCATGGGCTATCAGGCATTGAACCCGGCCCCTTCCAGATATGGACAGGGCAACATGTTTGGCGGATCGCCAGACCCGGCATCCAGAGGATCGACCTTCCAAGGAGGATGGTAAATGGCGGACGCAATCAGCGACATCACAACCCTCGCCGGGGCGTTCGGCAGTTTTACGAAAAGCCTTGCCACCCTACACGAGACGAAAGTCCGCGTCGAACAGGGCTTGATTCAGGCCCAGATCGAAAAAGCCAACAACGACTTCCTCCAGCGCTTCAACCTTGCCTACGGGGACCAGAATCGACTCACAAGCGAGAACTACATGGCCGCGCTCGACGAGCATGGCAAAGCGCTCGATGAGTACCTCGGCACCGTCCGGGGCGGCAAGGCCGTTGAATCGGCGGTCAGCGCCAACCTCATGCCGGTCACTGAGGGCTTCATCACCGCCGTCGGCAACAAGATGATAACGGTCTACCGCGAAGAGACGCAGGCCAAGCGACTGGCGACTGGCGACGCCATATCGAACGGCGGCGGTACTAGGCGCGAGATAGCCGACAAGCTCAGGGCGTGGAACTCCGAGAATGTTTCCATGGGGTACTTCGATCCAGAGAAACAGGCCGAAATCGACAAGTCGGTACGGGTTCAGGTTGCCATGGCAGACGCCGATGACCTCATAACTACTTACAAGACCCCTGCTTTCGCCGCTGACCATATCCCCGAAGGTCTCGATAAGCTCGAAATGACAGCCATGACCAAGTACATAAAAGACAGACAGGATGGCATTGACGCGCAGTTCGGCTCGCAGTTCGATGCCAGCTATGTCGAAAAAGCCAAGGCAGAGGTGCTGGAGGAAGGCGACTCCGCCGAATGGGCAGAAGCTACCCGCGAAGCATACAAGGCTGGCAGGATATCGAAAGCAGAATACGACAAGACTATTTCAAAGATAGTGATATACGGCAGGAAAGCGATGGGATCAGACATAGTGTCATTTGGCAACAGCATGTTCGATGTCCTTGGGGCTGGCCCGTGGAGCAGGGCTGATGCCAATAATGCCATCGCAGAACTAATGAGGCGATTTGGAAAGGTATCCTCCGGTTCGACAGAGTTACAGACCAAGCTAAAAGAAACCATCTCAAGATTCAACGCCGCCGCCCCGTCAGAGGAGGGCGATAGGACCGAAGAGAGAAACAGGATAATGAGCGAGTTCTACCTCAGACAGGACGCCACAAGCTCTTCCTCGTCAGGCTATACCGAGGCCGGACTCCTGAGCTACCTCAACGCTCAGGTTAGGGCGCGCCCCGAGCTTGGCCTTGCGTCATGGGCCGATACCGAACGTACCAAGTTGCACGAGAAACTGGGAATAACTTCCGGGCCGCTTGATTCGAGCGAGCAATTACAATGGGCTCGTGGCGCAATCGTTGATCCTGCCGTGGTCCTTGGACCTAAAAAAGACATAGACGCCTACTTCGATGGTAAAAGCAAGCAGGATAGGCTTGTTCAGGCCAAGATGGATGCAATCATGTTCGACACCGAAACGGCATACTATATGTGGCTGAACAAGAAGCCGTCGGCTTCTCAGAGCGAAAAAAGGACCATGTTCCAAGAACTGTTCAAGACTGCGGCAACAGCTTACCAGTTTGCTGTCGAACCAATAAAGAAAAACTTGTGGGGTACCCAGAGTAGTAATGCCTTGTTTCAGGGCATGGTGGACAAGGGTGTGTTTGCTCAGTTCAATACTGAAAATCTCTTTGGAAACTCCGAGACCGCAACCTCTCTCGCGGCGGCAATCCAGTCGAACCAAAACGAATACAGCAGGATGTTCGATGAAGCCAAGAGTAGCGGATATATCGACAAAAACGTGAAACTTGTGCCGAAGGTATTTAGCGGGGACACATATATTTTCAGCGACGATGGCAGGTTCGTGTACGACCAGACGACGGAGGGTACACAGCTTGTCATAAAGTGGGCCAGAGCAGACAGGATCGTAGGTTCACTCACCAAGGCCGTCCTTGATTCATTGGTGTGGGAGAAAGTGCAAACCAAGGCGGCATCGAGTGAAGCCCCTGGCAGGGTCGACGTACAAGAGCCTTATGAAACAGGAATTAAGAAATGAGCGACTTATTCGACGCCCTGAATACCGCAAGGCAGACGGAGACGCAGTTTTCTCCGATTGCTGACGATGGGAGAATGGACATAGGCGGAGTCAAGATTGACCTGAAATCCGCTGAACACATAATCGTTTCAGCTCTTGAGGACGAGGAAGAGCGCAACTTCAAGGCCCGTATAGCCGAGAGTGCAGAGCTTGATCCGGCCATCGACGTGTCGCAGGCGTATGCCCGGTGGGACACCGCCAAAGCGTACGCGAAGATGTATAACGTGCCTCGCTCGGAGGCGTTCGCCAACCTTGAGCGGTACGACTCTGACTTCTTTGGCCGCACGCCAGACTATAAAACCGCTCCAAAAGCGATCCTCGACGCCGGTCTCGCGCAGGTCGAGTCAATGAAGATCGGCAAGCTCTACACCGAGCTTATGCTGGCAGAGGGGTTGAACGGTCTCATTCCGGGAGAAGGCCAAGTATTCTCCGGCCCCACCGCCGAACGTGCCGCCGAGATAGAAGCGGAAATAGAAGCCATCAAAGAGAAGATGTCCGGGTACTCAAGCGACATCATCCCACGCGGAGCCCTCGTCTCGCTCGCCAAAAAGATATCATCTGCTACCCCGTACACGGTCAGCATCCTTGGAACCACGGCGGCGGCAGGCGCGGCTGTCACGGCGGCTGGGGCTACGTTTGGGCTCAGTTCTGGCCTCGCTATGGCGACGATAAAGTCATCCATCGTATCCCTTGTCGGCTTCACGGCTGGTTTCCGCATAATGGTCGGCCTTGAGTACGGAGAGATGATCGACCGTGGCATCGACCCGAAGGAAGCCGCCAAGTGGGCCACCCTGTCTGGAGCCGGACAGGCGGCTATCGAGCAGTTCCTCGGTATCGAAGGCGCCATCTCTGGCAAGATGTCGAAAGGCGTCATCGGGCGAGTTACCGAGCGGTTCATCGAGAAGCTCCATGTATCGGGAGCCCTGACGACAGCGGCGAAGATATACGGAGCCCGCGTCGCGTTCAGCGCCATCGGCGAGGCTGGAGAAGAGGGCGGAGGAGCCTTGCTGTCCGGCATAGCCACACTCATGGCTCAATCGGCGACCGAAGAAGGGCTCGTCATCGATCCTATCAGGGCGAGTACCATAGCCAAGAACATCGCCACCTCGATGATAGAAGCGGCTATCACCGCTCCGTTCCTCGGTCTTGCTCCAGATATCTTGATGACGATTTCCGATACCAAGAAGCTGTCGAAACTTGCAGGCATGGCCCCTGTCCTCCCGAAGGAAGAGTTTATCGACTATGGCATGGAGTCTGGCGCACTCGACGGCGTAGAACTCCCCGATGATAAGAAGCGGGCGGCTCTTGGAACGCTGTACGACCACCAGACCAAGACCGCCGAGGAGCAGGCGCTCGCCGGGGCCGAGGCCACGCGCAAGGCGGCGACCGAGGGCGCGAAGCCCGAGTCTGTAGTCCGCCGCGATGACGGCACCCTGCGCGTCGATGCCGAGGATTCCGGTATCACATCGGACGGCACCCAGTCGGTGACGTTCACGGCAGGCGCGGCTCGCGGCAAGGGCGACGTGTACGGTTCCATGTCCGCCAAGGTCACGGAAGATACCGTCACCCTCACCGACAGCGACATCGATGCCGAGCATCTTCCCCTCGCCGGTGAAGTCATCGGGCAGATAGCCGCACGGTACCCCGGACGGCAGATACTCATTGGCGAAAAGGCCGACGAGGGCATAAAGGCCGCGTATGAGCAGTTCGTCAGGGAGCGCACCGACAATCCGTTTGTCGAGTCCGATACGCGCGATCCCGAAGTTGCGACCCTCCTTGAACAGCACCGCTCCAAGCTCCTTGCCGATGGCGTTGATCGCAAGGCCGTGAGCGTAGCGGTGGCCATGTTTGACATCATGTCGCAGGCCGGAGCCAACCGGACAGGGAAGAGCCAAGCCGAGTTCCTCCGCTCATTCGATGTAGCCGGAAACTACGTCGATGGGACTTTCCCCCCAGATACGAAGGTCGGCGGGTACCTGAGCAAGTATAAATTGGCAAGCCTCGATGCCTCGTCAACCAAGTTCGCCAAAGCCATCATAGCCATATTCTCGAAGTCGGACCCTGTGTATCAGGTAGAGACCGCCTCTCACGAGCCGGTTCACCTGTTCCGCTCATGGATGAGCGACAACGCCCGCGACGGCATCTTCTCGGAGTTCGAGAAGGAGTACGGCGTTGTCGACGGAAAATGGACAGAAGAGGCCGACGAGCTGTTCGTCGAGGATTGGACCCGCTGGCTTAGGGAAAAGCAGGCCGTTACGGGAGCGAAGAGTACAATCTTCGAGCGCCTGTCCCGCCTCCTCCGCGCCCTATACACGTCGATGACCGGGTATGCTCCGCTCCCTCCCAAGCTCCGCGCCGAGTTCGACTCGCTCATGGAGGGCGTATCGGTCGAAGTGGCCAAGAAAGGCTGGAACACCGACGAGCGGGCGAGCGCTCCGTACATCACGCGAGGCGAGCGCGGTGAGCATCCGGTAACGCAGAAGTATCGTGAAGCGGAGAAGGCCCGCTACGACGTTTCCCAGAAGATCATTGCCGATGCCGCCAAGGCCCAAGGCGAGGCTGACTTCAAGGCCACCGAGGAAGCCCTCAAAGAAGCCGCCGCCCAGTACAAGGACGACTTGCAGGTCGAGCTTGAAGCCGCGGTCCAGCCGCCAGCGTCCGTCCTCACCGCCCCCTTGACCGAGGACGGGGAACACTTCGCCGAGACGCCCGAGGCTGAAAAGACCACGAGCGCCCTCAACAAAGAGCGGTTCGAGACGGTCGAGTACGATCTAGCGAGGATAGAACACGATCCCGAGCTTAAAAACTTCAAGAGGATGGCGAACAAAAAAACCGGCGTCGTTATCCCCATCCACAGCGACAAATACGAGCGCATGGGTACCGCCCCCATCGTGATATGGGAGCGGCTCGACGGGCGCACGGTCATAGTGACTGGACGGCACCGGCTCGACCTCGCCAAGCGCCTCGGGGAACAGACCATACCGTCTCAGATAGTCACGGAGGCCGAGGGCTTCACGCTGGCTATGGCAAAGGCGTTCGACGCCGAGTCGAACATCCGCGACGAACAGGGGAGCGTAGAAGATTATGTCACATACTTCAGATTCTCAGGCATCTCGGAATCAGACGCAAGAGCTAAGGGACTACTGGGCCGCACCAAAGGATCAGCAGGGTTCGCTATCGCAAATTATGCGTCGGAAGGGCTTTACTCACTCTACATGGCCGGTGACATCACCGAAACAAGAGCCGCAGTCATAGCCACTGTGGGGCGCGGCAAGCCGTGGCTCCAAGCCGAAGGCATCAAGGTAGCTAAAAACAAGAATATGTCCATCGACTCGCTGGCTTCGTATCTGGAAGTCGCAGGGATGGAAACATCCGGCGGCATGGGCGACGTGGATGGCGGCTTTGGTGAGGATGACTGGTTCAAGAACGACGCCGATGCGATAGCCCAGCAGAAGCGGTGGCTGTCCATGGGCGAGGCTGTCGCAAACCGTATGGCTGAACTGAGGAACGAAGAACGCCTGCTCAATGCTGGCATAAAAAGCGGAGGAGCCTCTGCCAAGGAATATCTTGAGAAGTACGGCAGTCGCTCCGGCGATATCGAGAGCATGAAGAAGCGGTACGAGGAACTGTACTTCGAGCTGAAGGGCTGGGAGTCCGGTTGGACACAGAACCCCTACCGCGTGAACGAGGCAAAGAAGCTCGCAGGATTAAAGTACGACGAGACCCTTGTCGAGCCCGACTTGCGTGTGCGGGACCGCGACAAGGAAGAGCGCGGCCAAGAGATGCTCTTCAACATCTCTGAGCGCTCCGCCATCGAGGCTCGGCAGGCGCAGATCGAGGATGGCACATGGGTCGCCAACCCCCAACTCGTCGCCGAGATCAAGGTGAGTAAGGGCATCGAGCTGTCGCAGTACGAGAGCGACCTCCTCTCGGTGGCAGAGCAGTATTCCGAGAGCAACGGGAAACCCGACCTCCTCTTCAATATCTCCGGCGACAATACTGGCGAGAAGCGGGCATACGCCGACCAGTTTGCCGAGGCCCGCAACTACGCGAGCTTCGAGTCATGGCTCGACGCCATGTTCGCCTCGAAAGAAGCCCTGACCGAGAACGACCGCGAATGGCTCCGCGCCCGGTACGAGAACGCCCAGTCAACGCTCAACAAGCCGCGCAAGTACGCAAAGTCAGGCGACTTTGCCAAGGCCATGTCCACCCGAGGCGGTGTCGCCAGCTTCGTGTCCCAGCTTGAGCGCGCCATCTACGGTCGCGGCAGGTACGAGAGCGACGTGACCAAGGCGCGGGCGAAGAAGATCGAGTCAGCCATCAGCCGCACGCCGGAACTCAAGCGCCTCGTTGGCGAACTGCACACTGAAGGCAAGGTTCCGTCGCCCCAGTCGGCCCGCCAGCTTCTCCGCGATATGAAGGAGTACGAGGCGCTCTACAAGTACCTGTACGCCGTCCTCCAGACGGACGAGGTTCTGGCTCACGAGGCGCTCGACGACATGAAGGAAGTCCCCGAGCTTATCAAGCGGGAACTGACCGGCAACGCCGCGCGCACCATAGCGGAACAGCAGTACATCATTGATGCCCTGCGCTTCGATCAGAAGTACGACAGGATCGCGTCGGGAGAGGCGACCCTTTCCGACATCGACGCCTTCATCGAGGACGTTAAGGCGTTCAAGGACGAGGAGATGGAGGAGTTCGCCGACAGCGCCAAGGCCGAGGCCAAGCTCGCCATGGACCGGCAAAAGGATAAGGAGCGAGCGCGCGACGCCCTCCGCAAGCTCCGCTCCGAGATGGCTCGCCTGCGGAAGTTCATCTTCACTGAGCCGTCGGCCCGGATCGACCTCGAACAAGCCTCGGTCATCCGGTACATACAACAGTACCTCCGGGCCGGTAAACCCGTAGACCCCAAGAGCCTCCGCATGGCCGGTTCGTACATTTTCACGTCGATGCCAGGCCTCGCCGAGGTCATAGCCCAGAGCGTCGATAGCGTGAGCGGCAAGGACTTTTCACAGTGGAGCATGGACGAGGTGCGCAGTATTGCCTCCATCATGGCAGACCTCGCCGACCTCGGGCGCGAAGCCCTGCGAGGAAAGGAGCTTGAGTTCGGGTACAACGCCAAGAGCAAGCGCGGCCTCATAAACAGCGCCATGCGGAACAGCAAGTACCACCTTCCTCCCGTGATGAAGGATAGCGAAGAGGACATCGAGCGCCGCGGAAAGAACCGCCTGCGCAAGGCTCTGTTCGATGCCGACCGCCCCGACGCATGGATCAAGAAGTACCTCGGCAAGGACGCCTACGACCTCCTCTTCTCGAACACCGTCGATGCCCACAGGCTCAAGTACGAGAACTATGACCGCAGGATCAATCCGGTCGTGGACTACATCGACAAGCACGACATGGTAAAAAGCGGCTCTATGTTCCGCAAGATTTTCGCCAGAGGTATCGGGCCGGAAGGGACCGACGCCACCATCACGGGCGCAGAACTGCTGGGCATCAGGCTCCTGTACGGTGACTACCATGGGGGGAACGACTACAACACGGAACAGCGCGAGGCGTTCATCTACGGCAACCTCTTCTCGGCGGACGAGAAGAACGTGGACGGCAACCTGACGCAGGAACGAGAACTGGCCACGAACCAGAAGATGCGCGACGCCTACAAGGAGAAGTGTGAAAAGGTTGAAGCCCTCCTCAAGGCCAACCTGAGCGCCGAAGAGGAAGAGCTTGCCCGGCTCATGGTCGGCGTGTCAGACAACGATCAGGACTGGGGCCGCTTCGCCAAGGCCATCTATATGCTCACAAACAAGGAGCCGTCGAAGAACCGATTCTACTTCCCCATTTTCCGCTCGGGCGTGTTCGGGAAGGGCGAGGACGACATCATCGACTCCCTCGCCGCCAGCGGCATGACGGTGGCGCTCGATCAGGGCATGGCAATCTCCCGCGTCGCAATACAGCCGCGCAACCAGCGCCCCGTGCAGATCAACGCGATGAAGGTATTCTTCTCGGCGGTCGAAAAGCAGGAACACCTTATCAATGTCGGACTTCACGCCAAGCTCCTCCATGGCGTCTTTATGAACCAGACCATGGGCGATGCGGTCCTCCCGAACATCGACCAGTCGCTCGGCAAGGAAGCCGTCGATTACATAAAGAACCAGATCGACACGATCACCAATCCGTCCCACTGGAGCGAGAAGGCGTCAGGCGGCAAGCTCCTCGGGGCGGCCCGCGGCTCCATCGTCATATCGAACCTCGCCTTCCGCTGGTCGAGCGTCGTCATGCAGGGGCTCACGAGCCAGCTTCCGTTCCTGTCGGAAGTGAGTGCGGCCCAGCTCCTCGCCGTCTCGACCGAGGCGATGACAGACATGCCCGAGTTCACCAAGCGCATGGAAGCCGAGTCGGCGATCCTGCGGCACCGGCAGATGACCGCCGAGGTCGCCTACCTCGAACAGCGGATCGAACAGGGCGTCGCCTCGAAGCTGGAAAAACTCTCGCAGATCGGCATGAAGCCCTTGACGTGGATTGACCGCTACTCGGTCGCCATCGGATGGGAAGCCGTGCGCCGGGCCGAGCTCGACGAGTTCCTGTCAAAAGGTGTCGAAGAGAACGATGCGAAACTTGCCGCGTCAGCCTATGCCGATGAAGTCATCATCAAGACCCAGCCGACCTCGGAAGAAGTGTACCGATCCCCGATGTACCGGAACATGAACGAGTATAAACAGCTCGTCCTCCAATTCACCCAGCCGTTGAACGTGATATGGAACAACCTGCGCAACGACATTCCTGATGCCGTGCGCGAACATGAGTTCCGCAAGTACATGGGCTTCATCGCCGCCTACGCCCTCTCGGGGATCGCCGTATCAGCCATCGCCGTCGCGCGTGGGCGCGGGCCGGACGATCCCGACGAAGAGAAGTGGCTCCGCTACTTTCTGCACGCGACCACGACGCAGTTCACCGACTCCATCCCCCTCGTCGGCGGCATTGCCACGTTGTTGACCCGCAAGGCCATAGTGGGTGATACTGGGTACCTGAACGATATGAACATGCCAGCGGCTTCCGGCATTGCACGGGCAGGGGTGATGATGCTTGGCCAAGACCCCGACTACGGCAAGGTCGCCAAGACCCTTGGCACCTCGATCGGCCTGTTCGTCGGAGCCCCGGTCAAGGGCGCGCTGGACGTGTGGGAGCTGGGCAAGGCGATAGCTGGCGAGGAGTAGAACGATGGCGAAGGTCCGGCAACATGATGGCGACCTGTATGTGTCCGGCAACCTTCGCGTCCTCGGCGGCATCCAGAACGTCAAGAACTCCGAGACCGTCACCCGCGTCGCCACGAGCGAGGCGGCTATCGCAACGGTCGAAGCCACTGTTGTCGAGCAGACAGAACAGCTCACCGAGATAAGTGGGGAGTTGGCCGAGATACATGACCCGAACCAGCTCACCACCCAGCTCAAGCGCGGAGCCCAGATTCAATGGGAAGCCGTGGTTGAGCTGAACACCGCCATTCTTGCGGCCATGACCAAGGTCGGGCTTCCGACGAGCAACCAGACCTACCTCAATTATGACTCGGTGTACGACTCGCTATACGCATACCTTTTCACAAACCCTGCGTGCCTTGCTGACCTGACCACAACGACGACGATCAATTATGTGACGTTTGCAAGCCTCTGGAAGGCAGAGGTCGAGAAGCGCGAGGCTCTCTCGACCCTGATCCAGTCGTGGGGCTACCTCCATGGTACCGAGGATGCCGCCGCGAGCGCGACAAGGATTCCGGTTCCTCCGGTTGTAACAGCAAACATCATGTTCAATACCGCCTACCTCCGGTGGCCAATTCAGGCTGGACTCACGGGTGAAGTGACCCACCGGATCGAGCGCTCCGACGCCTCAAACTTCGCCACGCATACTGACGTAGCCACAATCTTCGGGAACGCCTACACCGAGGAGGGGCTCGCCCTCAACGGCACCGACGACGCTCCTACTTCCAGAACCTACTACTACCGCGTCGTGCGGATCGTGAACGGTACTGTCGAAAGCAGTCCTTCGACGGTCATCTCGGTAGTCGCGGCCTCTTTGAGCCCGAAGGCCATAGCGGCCAGCGCAATCAACGCGGCCAAGTTGGCCTCTGGTGCCGTGGCGGACATGACCAAGTTTGCCAGCACGATACGACCGCCGAGGGTGGTGGCCACGGTGCCTACCGATTTTACGCCATACGTCGCCGGTGACACGGTGGTCTGCACGGGAGACAATAAGCTGTACCGCTTTACCGGCACCGCCTTTGTCTCGTCGGTTCCTACCGGAGACTTGACTGGAACCGTTGCCGGGAGCCAGATCGCTCAGGAAGCCATCGACATGACAAAGATGGCGGCATCGATCAGGCCACCAAGAGTATTGGATGGGCCATCATTGCCCGGAACGCCGTGGACGGGGTACACTACTGGCGACCTCGTGGTGCTGACGAGCGATGGACTTCTGTATCGATTCACCGGCTCTGGCTGGTCAGGGGCCGTTGTCAATATAGACAACCTTCCGGGCCAGATTTCATCAAGCCAGATAGAGAATAGTGCCGTAGGGATGAACCAGATCGCGTCCGGTGCGGTGACAGCGGAGAAGATGCTGTCGAACCGGCACTACATTTCCTAGAAGAAGGGGTATCGTATGCCGAATATAATCACGAACCAGAGGTACTTCAAACGCTATCCGTTCGAGGGAACTTCACTACCGGCTGGTTGGGGCGTCTCGGCGCTCGGTACCGGCATGGCGGTCGCCGTCGCTGGCGGTGCCATGACGATCACGACTGGCACGACCGCAAGCGCGATCACCCGCGTGGCCTGCTCCATCTCATTAATTCCCCGGTGTCGTATCCGCTTCATCGCAAAACTGAGCCAGCGTATTGCCAATCAGACGTTCTACCTCGAAGTACGCAACGCCGCAGGCACGACCTATGCCCGGTACAAGTTCACCGGAACCACGAACACGGTGTGCGCAGTAGAATCGGCATACGCAGGTGTAGCAAACACCGGGAAGAGCCCCGGCACCATCGGAGCGACTTCCACCTCGAACCTGTACGATATCCGCCTCGACATGGATCGTGCAATCTACTCGATCATCGCCGCCGATGCCGCTTCGATCATGTCACCCTCGGTGGTGTTCGACCGCAACGTTCCTGCCAACGAGGACGAACTGTATATCGAAATCCGCGCGGAGAACGGTGGAACCGCACCGGCTTCAACGACTACGCTGACGATTGAGTCTGTGATGATTTCCGACATGGAAAACGTCGCAGTCGAAATAGTCCCCGGTCAGGCGATCCAGAACTCTGCCACGGCAGTCCCGATAGTATCAACGGGCGGAAGCGTATCGGTGTCTGGCTCCGTCACGAACACGCCGGTTACTTCTTCCGCCTCAACCATCGTAGCCGCCGCCAGCACGAACGCAACCGTTGTCAAGGCCTCAGCGGGAACCCTATTTAATATGAATATCTCGAACGAACACACAGCTGCCCAGCATGTGAAAATATACAACAAGGCAACCGCACCGACAGTCGGCACCGACCAGCCGGTGTTGACAATTCCGGTTCCGGCTTCGAGCAACGTCCAGATTCACTTTGGAGCAGTCGGACTTCGCCTGAGCGCCGGTATCGGTCTGGCTATCACCGCACTCATGCCGTACACCGATACGGGAGTCGCAACCGTCAACGGCGTCCGCTGTTGCACCGAGTTCGTGTAAGGAATAGAAATGGCATACGCTGTAGTTGACAACAGTCCGGGCCTCGGGTACATCTCATGGACAGGTGTGTCGATCACCTACATGGGCGTAAAGTATGCAATCACGAACGGTCAGTCATGCTACAGGTATGTGTTCTGGAAGCTGGCAAGCCCGACGGTATTTCAGACCAGCGATGCCGCACCAGTCCTTTCTGAGACCGACTGTATAGTATTCATCAACAACGGCGGCATTGCCTTCTCTGTCCTTGATTCTGACGTGATGCACGGTGATGTTCTCGTCGATGGTTCCATTGGCGCGCGTGCAATCGCGGCTGGAGCGATCAGGGCCGACCACATCGCGGCTGGAGCGATCACCGCTGACCATATCGGCGTCGGAACCATCGACGCCAAGCACATGAAGATTGATTCCATCGAGGCTGACTTCATTCAGGCTGGGGCCATCGTAGCTGGCAAGGTGGCCGCTGGAGCCATCGGTGCCGACGAGATAGCCGCTGGCGCCATCGTCGTTGGGAAGCTCGGTGCCGGGGCCGTCGAGCGGGTAACGATAGCCAACGGAGCCATCGGCGCTGACCAGATAGAAGTCAACTCAATTACCGCAGGACAGATCGCGGTCGGTGCCATCGGGGCCGACCAGATAGCGTCCGATGCCGTAACTGCCGGTAAAATCCTTGCAGGCTCCATCCTCGCCAGCAAGATCTCGGTCATCGCCGCAGACCTCGTGAACAATGTCACGCTAAACGGAAAACTCAACGGATGGGGATTGGTTGCCGAGGACGGTACCGGAACGCCGGTCTATTCGACGTATGACGCCACCGAGAAGGCTATCAAGGTAACTACGACGCTGAACGCCTCTGTCCGTAGCATCGGATTCAAGGTTGACCACAGCAAGATTTACCGTGTCTCATGCCGGATCAAGAAAAGCGCGGCCAATGGCAATACCTATATCGGGTTGACAGGATCACCGGCCGCTATAGCCGGAACTGACGACACAAGTAGCGGTTCTGGTAGCGAGCTTATATCCTCAATCAACCAGACGACAAGGGTGGTTTCAGCAGGAGTAGCGAACTTCTACAATAAAGGCCCGACAGCTGGTACTACTTCGTATGTCGAAAGCATATTCTTTATTGTGGGTGCGCGCCGTTCAGAGCTTGAGTTCCCAGAAGGCGCTACAACCGCCTGCGCAAAGCTCGCCGAGACCACGAATTACCTCGCGCTCCGCTTCCTGAACTGGGATAACACAGTCTCGACCTCGATGTATGTCCGCGACATATCGGTCACGGAAGTCGGCGCTGGCATCATCGTGGCCGAGAACATAAAAGCCGGGGCGATCATTGCAGGGAAGCTTGGCGTCGAAGCTGTCGATGCTGGGAATATCAAGGCCGGGGCAATCACAACGGGACAGCTTGCGACTGGTGTCATAACCTCACTGACCAATGCCGACAGTGCCGCGAATGGTACGGCTTTGTACCGGAATACAGACCCGCCAGACGGAGAACTGACGATAGGAAATGTGACCGCCGTCAATAACAATGACGGGTCGCGGAATGTCTCGATACAGTACACCTTCTCGGCGGCTGGGACGCTACCTTCCGACTTCATCGTCCTCCTTGTCAACTTCTCCTCGACAGACCCGTCGCTCGACGTTGCCGACCTCCGCCTGACCCTGCCGCTTCCCGCCGTGAACCCAACGGCACGCACCTACGTCCTCGATGGTGTTCCTGCCGACAAGGCGATCAAGGCCGCAGTAGCGCTGGCGAGGAATACAAGTGGTGGCGTCAAGTTCAAAGCCCCGGTACAGGCTACCGTTCTCGCCGCTGGAACCGTCTCGATCACCGCAGGAGGCACGTTCTCTGGTACTGCCAGCGGGACAGTAACCGGCGACGTGACCGGAAAGGTCAACAACGTACCAGTTGCGACCGTGACAAGCGGAGCGGCCAATGGACAGCTTGCTTTTTCTGGAACGGTGAACGTTCGGAGCAACACTGCTCCATCCAACAACGCTGTACTCGGTACTTGTAGCCTTGCCGCTGTAACCGACGGCTCTGTCATAGGGACGGTAGCCTATACCTATGCTCAGGGGACTATCCCTGCTGACGGCATCCTTGTGTACTTCCGCGAGGGTGGCGGAACAGTTCTGACCTCAGACCCGTGCGTTATGGTGAACCCTATCTCTGGCACCATGAAGTTCTCGCTGAAACCCGGAGTCATTTACAGTTTTGGCGTGCAGGCTATCCGGTCGAGCGACGGTGGGTATCAGGCTTTTGCGACCATTGCGCAGAGTACCAACCAAGCGGCTGTCGCCGGAAACATTACGGTGGCAATAGGCGGAACCGCCCTGATAAACAGTGTTGCGGCATCTACCGTAACTGGTAACGCCGCCAATGGAGCCGCCGTCAACACTTGGCTCGACACAACCGCCCCGGTTGGTAGCTTCTCTGGCCATAATACAGTAGCCCTTACCCAGAACGCCGATGGCTCGGTCAACCTCGACCTCTCGTGGGCCTTTGCCCAGTCAGGGAAAGTAGCAGACCGTCTCCTCGTTGCAATCAAGAAGGGAACCGTAGCAAGCCTCCCCGGACAGGTACTACTGACTGACATTACGTCCGGCCTCGTTGACGTATACGAGTATCCAATCGGGGCTACTGCCGCCAAGATTATGGGCCTTCCGATAGCCACAATGGTGGCAGGAGTCTCGACCAAGGTCGTCTATTCTGCTGGTATCGCCTGCGCCAAGCCGACCATCGGCGGAACAACAGCCATTTCTGCGGTAAGTTGTCCTGACCCGGCATGGCGAAACAAGACCGTCACCGAAGTGAAGATGGGCGCAAACGCCGATAACTTCTGGGACTTGACTACCGGAGAACTCAAGGCCACCATTGGCACAGACAAGACATTCCATCTCGATCCTGTTTCTGGTGATGCAGAGCTTACGAATGTTCCCATTCGCTCATACCAAGGTACGGGGGCACAAAGACGTGCGACACAACTCGATAATGATTCTCTGGATTTCATTGATTGCCCTGATACTTCACCTGCTACTGATGAGCTGCTCGTCGCCCGTATCGGACGGCTTGGGGTAGGTGGAGCCGTCCTCATGGATGGCGATATTAACGTACCGATAGAAGACGGCTGGGGTTCTGGAACGCTCATATCAAGTGGAACTTCGAGATTTCCAAGCACCATTGAGATGTCAAACAGGACAAGGCGACTTGGATATGGATTGTCTGGAACTGGATATGTTGAAAGACTAGATACTGGTTCTGGCTTCGGAAGCGCCACAACGATACATGCGGCGACTTCACAAGTCCTTGAAAGCGATTATATAGAAAGGACGAACGGAGAAGTACGTTTTTGTTTTATGGTTTTTCAGTCAATAAATAACTATTACATATATGAAAAACTTCTTGTCAATGGTGTGTGGGAAACAACTCCGCGAGGTGTTGTTACTGACTTATATGTATGGTCGTGCGCCTATGGTGAGCTGAGCGATGGTACGTTAATAATGGGCTATCAGCGATCGGCAGATGGTCACTATTTTATCAGGCAATATAACGATGATACTGACACTTGGGGCGCTGGCGTTGAGATCACGAGCTTCGCGGTCAACTTCCCTGACTTGTTTAAAGATAAAGATGGGGTGTTTCATTTAGCTTATTCAGTGAATACCACTTATTATCTTTATGAAATACTTTCTTCCGACAACTGTACAACATGGTCGGCTACTCCATTGTTGATTAAGAGCGGTGCTGTCACAAGATATGGAAAGTTCGCTGATACATTTAATGGCGACATAAAAGTTATCTATCAAGATCAATCGACAACAGAGATACGATTCAAGGAAAAAATAGATGGAGTGTGGGGGGCGGAGCAATCTACTGGCCTATTGGGGTTTGATCCATCATTCACTCTTTTTAACGATGGGTCATATTGTATATTTTTTACTGGGTCTGCATATTCTGGCGTTTATCAGGCGTTCAAACTAGCTTATGCCCAGATCGGCGCGGGGATCATTGAGTCTGGCGGCAACGATACCAACGGGCGGTACATCAAGTACGGCGATGGGACGATGGTGCAATGGGGAAGGAAAAATCTATCAGCACCAAGCCTTTTTTCCGCTAGTGGTACGTATACATTTTACGAAGGCCCTACTTATACGGTGACGCTACAACAAAGTTTTTTCGATACAAAATATTGCGTAGTTGCAAACGCATTTCTTAATGGTAACGCAGCGGCAGGAACAATATCTATCAGTGCGGAAGTGATAAATAATATTAGCTTCGGTGGACGCACTAATTCAGCATATAATTACACGCCAACGATGACGTGGCAAGCAATCGGAAGGTGGAAAGCATGAAAATAAAATATAGCCCTTGCAAATGGAACCCCTATGCCGCAAGCCAGTTTGACATATCGACAAAGCCTGATACCGATATAATCATAACCGGAGACAACTCGCTCATCATCGACGGTAACGAATACGACTTCGACGAAACAACAGTCGAATGGCCACAGCGAAACTGCATGAAACCCGACAGCCCGCCCGGACTCATGGAGCTGACCGATGGTAGGATACTTGAGGCGCACCGGGAGAACGGAATCCTGCATCTGACTGTGCGGATATTCTACACAGGCGGGATGCCACCGAATTGCGACGTACAATACCACGAGGTGCAACCATGCTCTTGACCGGACTCACACAAGCCGACGTGGACAAGCGTAAGAGCGAAGCAGACAGGCAGGCGGAAATCACCACGCTCTCGACCTACCTCACCAGCACCGACTGGTACGCCACGCGCATGGCCGAGACAGGCAAGGCGATACCGGAGGTGATACTGACCGAGCGACAGGCGGCACGGGATCGAATATCTGAACTTAAAATAGCTACTGCGTAAGAAAGGGCTTCCCAATGATGGACAGCGTAGATCAGCAACGGGATATCGGCAAATTATGGGGTGCCGTGGAGAGGGTGAATGGAGACGTAAAGGCGTTATCCGTTGCTCTCGTCGGCATGAACGGGGACAACGGGCTTCGTGGGGAACTGCGTGAGTTCATACGAAAGTTTGACGCCGATCATGCGGTGCGCCTTGGAGACCTCGAAGAGCAGGTGGCTTCGGGGATCGCCGAGGGGCGGAGGCTCTATGAGGTGGAGCGGCACAAGCCCGGCGAGTGCATCGGAAAGGCGGCGCTCGACGAGTACGTCGCCGGGATCAATGCGCGCGAGAGGCGGAGTACCGACCTGTCAATCGAGCTTCGCAAGTCACGGCTCGCCATGGTCGCGGCCATCCTTGTAGCCCTCATATCAGCAGGAGCATCGGTTTTTGTGGCGCTCCAGAAAACAGGAGCAACGCCATGATGCTACCAATCACGAGAGGAACGATCACCACTCCCTTCGGAGAACCTCGTCCGGTCGAGGGCGCCAAGACCCATATCCACGGAGCCCTCGACGTTGCAGGCGGGAATATGCAGGCCATAGCCCCAGTCTCAGGCACCGTCCGCGCGCTCGTGTTCCTCCGCTCGCAGACTCCATGGGCCAAGCCTGATAAGGATGTCATCATGGCCCTGCCGTGCCGGGAATACTGGTACGACATCTATGGCGGCATCATCGAATTGCGGGCCGACGACGGAACCTACCATCTTCTGACCCACTTCTACGCCTCGACCTTGCAGAAACGCTTCGGACGCTTCGAGTACATCGAGAGCAAGGCCGAGACGCGGACGCCGACGATTGCGCTCTGTTCCGAGCCGTTCCATATCCTCGAAGGCGGTCGGCTCTGCGAGGTCGGTAACGCCGGGTATTCGACGGGCGCACATATCCACTGGGAAGTCCACCCGACAATCGGGATCACATCTTACGCCAGCCGGATTGACCCAACAAAACTTGCGAGGGTCGTATGAGAGTCAACAAGGGTGAAGCTTTCGTGTACGGACTTCTGTCAATCCTTACCCTCGCCGGTGGCACCCTTGTAATGGGAGCCGACGAGGAAGGGGTGGCCAAGGCAGGAATGACGGCGGTCGTGGCGCTCTCAACAGCCTTCATCGCGGGGAACGTCACTGACAACGGGGTCAAGGGCCGCTACTTCCAAGAGGGGTTGGCCAAGAAGGATGGATCATGTGCAGAAAAGTAATCTTGTTCGTATCGCTCTCAGCGTTCTTGTCATTGCTCTGTATTTTGTCGGCGCATGGACAGGATACACCATTAGAGGCAACGCCGCCAACAAGCTCCTCGGACTCTATATCGACCAGTCTCTCGCAGATCGACGGGCTCTTGAATCAGTTAGAGGAGAACTCGATACTGTCCGAGGAGGAATCACTAGCGCTCGTGCAGACATTGAAGCAAGCACGGGTAGACTTGGAACAGGCATCGAGCAAGCTGGAAAGCTCGGAAGCTACAGTAGCCAGAATCGAGCCATTATTGCAGAAATCAGAAGATACCTTGGCGAAATCAGAACGGCGATCCAGAAACTTGAAGGTACTGGCGGAAGTTGAAGGCATCGTCATCGCCGTGTTCCTCCTCGTCCTCTTGCTGTAAAAAAACAGCCCCGCCGCCCGAGTGTGAATCAGGGGAGAGGCTGTCGGTTCAAGGCCGACGGGGGCTATTCGATCTTCTTCGGTGCTGAAAAGATGACGGCTATGAGACCTGCGAGGACTACGACAGCCTCGACGATGGCGGTGATTTCCACAGAGCCAGAGCCAGAAAGCGTGAGCGCTATGGTCCCGAGGACCACCCCGACAACACCAGCGACCTTTAATACGGTTTTGTTCACGATCAACCCTCCAATGGAAGCAAGAGATTAGAGCCCAGTATATCAAAGGCTGAACGCCACCACAAGCATGACCGGGGCTATAACGTCGATGAACACAGCCGGGAAGGCGGCGAGAGCGAACTCCATCTGGTCCGCCGACAATCCAAAGCGCTCGCCGAGCCATGCGGCGAAGTCCTTCCGCTCTACTATACCTCTTGATTTGACCACTTGTTCAGCAAGTCCAAGTAGGTCTCCTTCGAGTTCCGATAGCCGCTGTTCGCCTTGCTTGACCCGAGCCTGCGCCGCGTTCCTGTTGGCGACGAGGGTCGCCACAACCCGTCCTGTCGAGCTTTCTCCAGCCTCAAGAGCTTTATCGATCTGGAGCTGATACGAACTGACTGCGCCCTGATCTGTGGCCATGCTCGTAGAGAGCCGCTGGATCGACGCTTTGATGATATCAGCCTTGGCCTGTGCGGCCATATTATCGTCGTCCACGGATCGGGAGTCCGAAGCGGCGTCTCGATCCATCGAAGCTGTTCTTGCATTGTAAATACCCCCTATCGTCGAACTCATGGAAAACGTCATGGCTACGAGTGATATGGCTATCACCGAGGCGGCTGACACATACTGCTTTTTCCTCGCCAGCATAGTCGCCATCTCGGGCGAAGTCGTGAGCGTGGCTACGACCGTGATGCTCATAATCGCGGCCATGGCCGGTGGCTGGCTGGCGAGGAACCAGATGTTCGAGAAGTAGACGCTCGCCACAGCGCACGAGGCCGACGTGAAGAGGGCCACGATCCGCAGGATCATCGACCGGATATCAAAAGGTTGCTTTTTGGGCTCTGTCGGCTTCTGCTCAGGAGCCTTCCTTCGCTCGGCGGCGTCCATTGCGGCGCGCATTGCCGCCCGCACGTCACGCTCCCCGACCGGCTCACCAAGAACCGTCCGGGCCATGCCTTCTGCCGCCGAGCGCTGGCGGCGCACGGTGTCCATCCATGAATTAGCCATTGCCCATCTTCTTCTCGGTGGCGAGTATCCACGACACGAGCTGGTCGAGGCTCCCGTTATTGAGAGCATCCTTCGGGTACATCTTGTTGGTGGCGCACACCTTCATAATGCTCTTCACTTCCGGGTTCTGTATCGCGGCAATCTTCTTGTTGATATTCGCAAGGTAGTCGTCGCTCATACAATCGTCCTTCCTGAAATGAACGCTATCGCCTTTGCGGCCTCGCTGGCGGTCAGGCGAGGCTCGTCCAGCATAAGGTCCGACATGCGCCTGCCAGCCATCGACTTGCGTAGCACGTCACGGAGGACTCCGACGTAGAAGAGGTCGCCATCGTACAGACAGAGCAGGATACGGAAGAACCCGGCCTCATGCACGTCGTGGTAGAACACCGGCTGACTCGACTCGAATACCGAACTTATCTTCCGGTCGCCTTCCATGTACTTCATCTCGACGAGTACCACTTCCGGCCCGATTACCACGAGGTCTGGGAATCCGTCGATATTGCAGTCGATATGGCGGACGTATAACCCTAGCTTCTCAAGCTCGTTCTGGATCATGCGCTCGCCACACTTCTCAAGGTGATTCACTGGTTTGCCTCGTTCTATCTGATCAGCGCCGATGGCTCCGATGGCTCCGTTGGCTCCGTTGGCTCCATTAGCTCCATTAGCTATCGTCACCCGCTCGACGGCCCCGGCACCGAGCTTTCCGACGACGATAGCCCCAGCGGCTATCTTGTCGGCAGTAATCGCACCAGCGGCGAGTTGAGCGGTAATTGAGTTGCCTTCTATCTGGCGTTCCATCTGGCGTCCCCTCCGGGGTAGAAAAAGCCCCGCCCGCAACGTGGGGCGGGGCTTCTGTTGCTTCGTTGCTCTGGACTAGAACAGGTCTTTGTCGTCTACTTCCGGCTTGGCCGCAGTCCGGTGGCTTCCCTCGGCAGGCTTCATGGCCTCGGGAGCCGGGGTGCTTGCGTGCGACTCGACACCCTGAATGTCGGCGGCGCTGACACCCTGAGCGTCGAGGAAAGCGCTGACGACGAGGTTCTTGGCGGTCGGCGGGACATACCCGAGCCTATCGATCTTCGTGATCTGGTAGTACGAACCGGCGTCGTTGTCCTGATAGCCGGTCGCCAGTTCCCACACCGAGGCCCATATCGGAGCCTGCCTGCCGTCGTTCGAGCGGACGTTCTGCGCCATCGTGAGCCACTTCTTCGAGGGGGCGATGCCGGTCGAGGACAGCGACAGGAGCATCGGTCCGTCGTTGTACGCACCAGCCACCATGACAATGAAGTTGCGGGTATCGACGTATCGGAAGCCTTTGCCGTCGAGGTGGTAGCTCTTCTCGCGGGTGGCGGTCGGCATGATGTTGCGCTCGAAGTCCTCGGGGGCCATGGTCCCGACAAACTTGGCGTTCATATCCTTGCCATCGTAGATGATGTACTGGCGGTAGAAGCGGAGGACCACGAGGCGGACAGCCTCGCCGTAGGTCTTGCGGGTGGCCGGGCAGAAGAACATACCGGGCTCCAGCCCTTTGATGTACTCCGGGCTTCCCTTCTTCGCCTGCTCGGTGGCCGTCTGCGCCACCTTGAGGAAGGGTATCGTCGTGCAGTCGCGGTCAACTCCGTCGAAACCCGACGGGCCGTCGAACTCGAACGCCTCGGCCACCGCCACTTCCTGCTTGCCTGCGAAAACGCTCGCCACCATGTCTGTTGATTCACTCATTCGTTGCTCCTTCTGTCCATCGTCTATGATTGCTTCCCTGATGGGAAGATTAGAGAGCTTTCCTGACCCTGACGCGCATGGACACGATCTTGTCCACTTCTTCCGGCTCGAAGTACGACATCTTGCCGCCGCCCCATCCGAGCCTGAATCCTGCGGCTTTCGCCCAGCGCCTCACCGTTACGAGCGCCACCCCATACTCGGTGGCAATGTCCTGACAGGTCTTTCCGTGCGGCTGTACCATGGCTTAAAACTCCTTGTCTTTCTTCCCGGCTTTTACGACGCCGCGGGTGAACATCTTGAGCGACACCGCCTCCTCGGGGGGCGGGTCTCCACCGGCGAGGACATGATCCTTGAGGGTTTTCTTGAGGGTCTGGCCGTTGACCGAGGAGTCGCGGGTGAAGGTGTAGCCGTTCTCGACGAGGAAGTGTTCAAGCTCCTCGTCGTACTCGCCCTTGGCCAGCGCCACCGTGTCCTTGATGACTCCGCCGTATCCATGCTCTTCGAGCCACTGTGCAAGGAGGGCGGCGTCCTTGTCTTTCTGGCTGGTCTCGTACACGACCTCGGTGCCGATAGAGGTTCCGTCCGACATGACGCAGGATGTCATGCCATACTCGGCGAGGAGGCATACGATATCGTCGTTGAGTATCTTGTCCCGCTCGCGCTTGGCGGCTGATAGGAGTTCTTCGAGCATGGGGATGGAGAATATACAGTGTCCACGGAGCACTGATATGTTCTCTTCCAACCCATCAGGCTGTGTATCGACCCTGTTGAGGGAGTCAAGGTACTCGATGACGGGGACCATTCGGCGGGTGATGTCTGTTTCCATAGCTGATTCTCCTGTCTGTCTGTCGTGCCAGCTTCCGCTGGTCTGGAAGCATAGTATCATGCTACGCTTCACAATGTCAAGTACCCTTAAACGAAGCGGACAATATCTTCGCGGCTCATACCCCGCACGATATCCCGCAGGTCTGCTGACTGGTCGATAAGGTCGAGGATGCGTTCATCGACGCTGTTTCGCACGACGAGGCTCTTGTAGACGCACGCCTGCTTCTGGCCGGGGCGGTGCGAACGGTCCTCGGCCTGCCAGTTCGCCTGCGGGCTCGTATCCCGGCTGTAAAAGTATTGAAGGTGGCAGTTCTGGAGGTTCAGGCCATACGCTCCCGCCTTCATATTCGACACGAAGAACCTCGCTCGGCCCTCCTGAAACGCCACCTTTGCCTCGCTCCGTTCGTCGATATCGGTCGATCCGTCGAACGTGACAACCTGCCCGTGGCTTGCGAGGGCGCTGGCGACAAGCTGGATTTCCCCACGGAAGGCGCACCAGACGATGGCCTGCTCGTCGGAGTCCTGCACCTCGTCGAGGAGGGCCAAGAGCTTGCCGGGATGCGGCTCGACGGTCGTGTACTCCTCGTCCACCTTCATGGTCCCCCCGGTGAGCTGGCGGAACTTGGTGAAGAGGGCAATTTTGTTCGGCACCGTCATCAGTTCCCCGGACTCAAGTTCGGTGGCAAGGTTGGCTTTGAGCTGGGCGTACATCTTCTCCTGAGCAGGGGTCATGTCAACGAGTATCTTGGTCCTTATCTTCTCCGGCAGGTCTAGACACTGGGCTTTCAGGGCGCGGGTCGTGTACGGCTCGATCTGCGACACCAATTCCCCAAGCCGCTGGTACCCGACGATCTTCTTGAACGTGCGGCCCCCTGAGCCATACCCATCCTCAAGGATCGCGTACTTGTTCTTGAACATATAGAAGCTCTTGGTGTTCCAGAACCCTTTATTAAGGAACTCGAACTGCATATACAGGTCGAGCGGGGACTTTGACATCTCGGTGCCAGTGAGGATCATGCGGGCCTTGGCAAGCCGCCCAGCCGCCGCTATGTGCTTGCTCCTCTTGGCATCCGCGCCTTTTATGGTAGAGCTTTCATCGATTGCCATGAGGCACTTAGCTCCCCGCAGGAGCCGGGATATCCTCATTCGCAACTCCTCATTGAGGGTCTGGAACGCCTCGACGTTGACGATGTAGACGCGGGCCTTCTTCGATGACAGGAAGTGATCGAACTCGGAACAGCTCTTCAGGGTAGCCTTGCCGTCCCAGCACAACACCTCGTAGTCGATGGAGGAATGTTTCGGGAGCTCCTCGTCGGACCACGTTGACATGAGGCTCTTCGGGCATACCACAATCAGCGCATCCACGAGGCCGCGCTTCGACAGGACCATCCAAGTGTCGATGGTTGTCTTGGTCTTGCCGGTACCCATCTCCATGAACAGCGCATGGAATCCATGGACTGTCAGGTTGCCGACAGCATCGTTGACGGCCCGCCTCTGATGCTCATAGGGCTTCAGGCGAGGGGTGATAGTGGCGTACACGTCGTTTTCAACGACCCTCGTCGGCTCGGCGAATACCCATTCAGGGGGCGGACCAGCAACGCCGAGCGTCATACCCGGTCTCCATGGACCACGTTCTTGCACATCGGGAGCGGGGTGTCCATGACCTGCTCGAACTCCTCGCGGGTGAGGAGGTAGGTCCGGGGCGGCACCATGTAGCCGAGGCCCGACATGAAGCGGCGCTTGCGCATACTGCCGGGATTCATGGTCTTGCCGGTCTTGCGCCGGTACAGCTCCATCCACCCGTTCAAGGGGAGCATACCCTCCTGATCGTCGTAGGTGCCGAGGTCGATTTCGTCCTCAATCTTAATCTTCATGGCCTGATCCTCCAACACTGTATTCTTCACGGGGGACGATGCCCTCGTACCGTTTTCCTGACGAGCTTCTGACCGGGGCATGTCCGCGCTCCCTCAGGGCTCGCCCCATTGCGTTCGATGAAATCTTGGCGAGGTTCGACTCGCCCTCCTTATCGGCCCAGTACCGGAAGCTGTAGAGTATCTCGGTGGCCGAGGAACTTGAGCGAACGAGCCGCTTGTTCTTCATGCCGAGCCGTATCTCGTCGGGCTTCATGCACGCCTCTTGAAGGAAGCGCCCGATGATATCCTCGTCCTCGCGGTACTCCTGCGTGTTCTCGTAGACAGCAGAAGGTACCTGCAACCCGGCCCGCCCGCCGCCGTCTTGGTACCACATCTTCGCCCCGGCCACGGCCCACGCGAGTATTCCTTCCGCTTCTCTCGCCAGTTTCTCCATGAGGCGCGGGTCTTGGTTCTCCGGGGCCACCACGTTGTCGAACGGCACCAAGGCGATACGCCGCCAGATGCCGTAGTCACCGCCTGAAATGCGCGGTTTGTGGTTGGTCGATATGATGATCTTCCATGTTGGCGTAAACTCGAAGAACTCGCCGCGCATGAAGCGCGCGGATATCTCCTCGCCGCCCGTCATATTCTTGACCTTCGACTCGGCGAGCCGGGCGTTGGCCTCGGTCTCTGTCGTCAGCACCATGCGTGACCCGCGGAGCGCGGCCACGTCATTCGGGATGCCGCCATTCTGCTTCTGCACGAACGTGTCAGGTGGGGCGATCTTGACATAATCCCCGCCCACCCGGCGCATGGTCTCGACGAGCGTTGACTTGCCGTTGGCTCCGACACCATAGAAGATTGCGAACGTCTGGGCCGAGGTGTCGGCGGTCAGGGAGTACCCGATCCAGCGTTGGATGAAGTTGAGGAGCCCCGGATCGTCCTGAAAAGTCTCCTCAAGGAACTTGCGCCAGAGCGGCGCGTCGGCCCCCGGCACATAGTTGCACCGCGTCACCTTGGTGCAGAGCTTCTCCTGCTCTGGCTCAAGGAGCATCCCTGTCCGCAGGTCCACCATGCCGTTCGGGCAATTCAGGATGAACGCATCACGGTCAAGGTCGTACTCGTGGACCGGGATGCCCCTCTCTCGCTGGGCAAGACCCAGCATGGAACTGATGCCGCCGGAACTTTCACTCTTTCGCGCCCAAAATACCGACTCTTTACGGGTATCTTCCTCGGCTATGCTCCTGATCGTGCGCTTAACCATCGGTGTCACCATCGTCTGGTCGCCGTCTTTCCAGCGCCCGCCGATCCATACCAGCCACTTGTTCTTCTCAAGGTTGTACCGCAGGGAGTTGCCCCACATATCAATGAACCGCTCGGCGTTCCCGAGGTCGGTGTACGGCCTTGTCGCTGGTTTCCGGCACTCGACGCCGATATCGTCCTCGCTGGCCGGTACGGCAACTGATGACTCGACAATGACCGAACTTTCGAGGAGGTCAAGCACGTCCTCGTCGTCGGCTATGGCGTCGGCCACATCCCAGCCCTTGGGCTTGGTACATGGCAGGTCCACGCGCCGCAGGCTCCTGCACGAGTTCCCGAGCGAGGTGAGGATGAAGTCAGCCGCCGCCAGCCCCGGAGCGTCGTTGTCAGGCCAGATGATGACATCGCACCCGGCGAGGGACGAGAGGTCTATCTTCTTGACCGCACCAGCTCCGCCGTGCCATGTCGTCCACGAGTATTCCTTGTACCGGCTCCGGGCTATGGTCATGCACTTCTCACCCTCGACGACGACGACGGTCTTGGCCGGGTCGAAGAGGGCCAAGGGGCGGGTCTTGATCTGCGACGGCAAACCCTTCTTGAATACGCTCCCGGTCCAGTGGATCGGATAGATCAGCTTCTTCCCGTCGTCGCCGACATTGTACCGGGCAACGTAGAAGGCAGGTTCGCCCTTGATATGGAACAGGGTCAGGAAGTCAGGAGCGCTACGGAACGACGGCTCCCTCAGAACCCCGTCTCGGTCTTTCGGTATCGGCATCCACGAGAGCTGTATGTCAGAGGGCCCAAACACTCCCGGCTCGTCCATTGGCTCCTCTTTCTCTCTTGGTTCCTGCGCCCTTGGTTCAGCAGACACGCCGCCCGTGAGACCTATGGCAGTATCGTAAGCGGAAGCCCCGGTCATCCTCGACAGGAGGTCGATCATATCACCAGTATCGCCGGTCACATAATCAAAGAACACGCCGTCTTCCCTGATGGAGAATGATCCGGGGGTGCGGTCGTCGCGCAACGGGGAGCAGGTCTTGAAGTTTTGACCCTCCCACCGTGCGCCCTCGACCCCGAACCGGGATTCGATGAACGAACGTGATATCATGCCCTTGGCTTTTACGAACACGTCCGACATGCTATGCACCCCCGTAATTTTGTAGTGAATTGGTATTGTATGCTTTCCATGGATTCAGGTCAAGTGGCCTCATGTCTTTGGGCCAAACCGCACGTCGCGGGCCTTCTGGAGCGACGCTCTGGCATTGAGCTTCTTCCGGTCGGCAGAATCAGCAACATAGGCTCGGGCCGACTCGGTGTTGACGTACCATTGGCGGGCGATCTTCACGGCATCCACCGCCCCTCGCTTGATCGCTATAATCATGCCCGGCACCGACAGGAGACCCTCGGCGTCCTGTAACCGCTCGTACCCAGCAGGCACCTTTGGTTTCGTGTCCTCGCGGTCGAACATCGGGTTGATCTTATGTTCCACCTTCCTATTCCGCTTCCGCTTCGCAGGGCGCGTGTCGAGCCACACCTCGTCAGGCTTCGGCTCGGCGGAGGAGCGGTTCCTGCGGGCTATCTTCTGGTTCTCCTTCGACCGCTCGGCACGGAGAGCGCGGTCACGCTCGTCGTCGATCTTGCGCTTCGCTTCCCTGCTGGCGAGGAGTTCGAGGTATGCCACCCGCTTCGCCTCGCTGGCGAGGGCGTTGGCTTTTTCCCGTTGCTCTTTCCGCTGTTCATACTCGTCGTCCGATAACCCCCCATCGCCATGCCACCCCACCTGCTTGGTTGCGTACAGGGTCGAGTCGATGATGACGTGTTCAGGAGCATTGTCGAAACGACCGCAGACCGGGACTATGGAAAGCGTCATAGTGCAGGCCCCTCTGTGTCCTTTACGATGTCATGCAAGGCCCGTTCTATCCGCAGGGCATGGCCCCGATACTCGTCGAGCGCGGCGGCTATGATCATCTGCTCTGGCACGGTCAGGATTCCTAGCTTGCCACGGCGGGTGAGGGTGTCGAGTTCAGGGGCGGTCATGGGGTAACCTCGATTATTCTAGCGTCAAAAAACTTATTGTATTTTCTGGCTCTAGCAAGCGCATGGGTTGCTAGTTCCAGCGATCTGAACCGTTTTGCGTTTGCAAGTTGGCACGTCCTACCGGGATCACCTCGCCATTGTGCAAGCCATACTCCCGGCTCTATTTCAACTATCCATCTGCTCATGATTCCTCCCGCGCTGGCTCGGTGTCTGTGTTCCAGACAGAATCCTTGGTGGGCTTCATAAAGCTCCCGCACCATCCCGTTTCTTTACCGCAATCGCATACCAACTTGTGTTGAAGTGATTTGGGATCATCTGAGTACCGGCCACAATACGAGCATCTTGCGTACGCTCCTTCATCATGATCGTAGGTTCTTTTTATATCTTCGCCACGCAAGTCCCGCGCTGGCTCGGCGCCGAGGATGGCGGCGCTTATGGCCTTGCGGATACCGGCATTAAGATGCACTCCGCACTTGGTCAGCGTGCCCTGTACGCTGGTATCGCACTCCCGCCTGATCGCATCCGGGTCGCTTCGTTTCATAAGCCACTCGATCAGCTCGCCGAGGTCAGGGAGACAGTCTGTCCCGTGGGCCTTTTGCCATAGCTTGTCGGCTTCCATGGTGCGGGTATGCTGAAGATCGAACAGGTCACGCAACTCCTTTACGTCGCGTTGTGCATCCTGGTCGATGGTGGAGAGGACGGCGAGGGCTGGGCGCGATAGACTCCAGACATCGCTCTCTTCGAGACTATACCTTTCCCCATCCCATGATCCCTTGAGTGCTGATAATTTTTCCAGCGCCTCGCGGATCGTGTCGAGTTCAGTTTTCATGCTTCCCCGTCCTTCCATGCGTCCAGAGCATCCTCGGTTTTCTGCGCCCTTACCTCGTCCCAGTCCACGGAACCGTCGTCCTCGATATCAGGGGGATTCAAATGGTCCTCGTAGTCGTCGCGCTTCTTCATGCGTATATCCTCACTACCCTGACCAAGTTTACTATGGTGACAAGAATGACTGCCGCCATGATTACAGAGAATAGAACGAGGGAAGCAAAATCAGCGGGACTGAATACTGTGCCCTGCTTCTGTCTTTTTTCTTTCATGTTCTTCCACCTTTCCCTTGATCCACTGGCCCCAGAATGACACCCGGCCCTTGTCGGGCGGGAGGTTGGGGCTGTCACTGATGCCGCCCAGTTCCCAACCCTGTTCCCTGTTCGATCCCGGTACGACGCGCGACATCAGGCTTCCCTTCGCCTGTCGATCCTCCTCGCCTGCTCGTATTGCACGGCGACAACGGGGTCGTAGATAATGGCCTTGTCCAGTTCATCCCTCGCCTGCGTGATCCGGTCGTACAGGTGGTCTATGACGCGCCGGGCGAGGGGAGAGATGGCTACCTCGTAATCCTCCGAAGGGAGCGACGGGAGCGACGGGTACGGGCTCCCGGCGAGGGCAAGGCGGGCGGCTATGGCCGAGCGCTGGTATCGCTCCAAGAGGGGCTCGCTCATGTTCCGGCCTTCGCTTCAGCGTTGGCCATGTCGGCGAACATGTATTCGACACCCTTGTCGTTGATCCACGGTTTGCAACGGTACATGGCGTACTGTTCGCCGTCCGCCCCGGTCTCGACCAGTTCTCCGTGGTCGAAGGTGAAGTCTTGAGCGACGAGCGGGCGGCGCACGATGACTTCAACCGCGGTGTTGGCCACGACAGCGTTCACCTTGCCGTCTTGCATCGATATGACAATCTTGACCATGGTCTGCTCCTTATGCCGAGAAGTGGCCGCATCCGTAGACGCGCCCGTTCTGATCGCGCACGACTCCGGACGGTACTACGAGGTCGGGCCGCTCTCGTAGCGCGTTCTTCACCACCGACGACACGATATAGTACACCTGTTTGCCGTTCTCCGTGCGGCTTTCCGGAAGGCGCTTAGGGGCTCCCCACGTTGTGACCCTGATGCTCCTCGCCCCTTCGAGCGGCACCGAGTCCATGTCGATCCTCGCCGGGCCAGAGCTTTCCGGCTGGATGGTTATATTGACGCCCTCCACCATGTCGATGTAGTTCACCGGATGCGTGGTCCAGTTCTCGACCAGTGTACCGTCTGACAGTTCTGTTGCCATTCTTTGCCACCTTTCAGCCAATTTTGACGCCCCGTCTCGCCGGGGCCACGCGGCTAGTCTTATCCATGATCAACCACCAGCAGGCCATAGTGACGCATGGAAGATTGGGGCGGCGTGGACTCGAACCACGCTTTTTTCCGGCTCCGGCAGGGCTGTGCCAATCGCAAGAATCGACCAGCCCCGCAGTACATCCACCTACCTCGGCGGAACCCACGTCCCGTGACCCCCGGACTACGCACCGGGCGAGTTGCGGCTTGTCATCTATTCCTTCGGAAGCGGGCTGACCGGCTTCGTACCCGTGGCGATGCTCATGGCCCACGAGAAGAGGCGGACAGAGAGCGGGATCGTCTGGTATTCATTCTTGTCGCGGAAGCGCCTGACGCCCATGCCGTCAAGAACGTCGTGCAGACCGTCGGTGATTTCCTTCTCGGAGGCGAACGACTTGTACCAGTTATTGCTCGTCTGTTCGGTGGCGGCGAGCTTTTTCTGTACCTCTTCGAGCGTGGTGCGGAGGCTGGCGTTCTCGGTTTCGAGCTTCTTGTTGGTGCTTTCCAGCTCGTTGATGCGGTTGATGTAGCTGATGGTCTTTGATTCGCTCATGGTCTGCTCCTTCTTTCTTAGGCGTACGATTCTACTATCAAGTACCTAAAAGCCCCAAGATGCACGGCCAGAGCGCCGAGCGCTTCGCGGACGGCGGTCTCGCCTGAGCCTGCGATTGGCAGTTCCAGCTTGACCCCGGCGCTCCCGAGCGCTTCGCTTATGGCCGCAGATTCTTTGTGGTAGCCGTAGCCGCCTGCCTTGCCGGATCCGATTCCCCATGTTCCCTCACCGTACCCAGAACCATGAATCCATGCGACAGCGTAGATGGTAGACGAGCCTGACGAGCGGCCAACGTAGGTGCGCACGTCAATGCAGACAGACGCGGTGTCAAGGTTGACAACGTGGTAGGCGTGCAAGAGTCCTTTCTTGCGGATGGTGGCGATGCCGTGCGAATTGTCGGTCGGCGTGTATTCGAGTACGGTCTGGTCTTTGCGCTCGCTCACTTGCTCCACCTTTCTCCACGCATGTAGGCTACCCAGCGGGCGGCCTCTGCTTCGGTCTCAAAACTGGATACATGGTCCTTCCGGTTGGCTCCGTCGGTGCGCTCGACCATCCATGGTAATGGCGGGTTGACGTGGACTATCGTGTACTCAGGAGCATGGTACTTCGGATGGCGGTAGATCGTGCCATTCTTCGTGTCAATACGGAGGATACAATGGGTCAGGATCGCCCCGCCCCCAGAACTCCGCTTGCTGGCGAGGAGGATCGGTACCTTCTGTGGTCCCATGCTCAGGCTTATGGTCCCGGTCACGTCGTACTCTTCGCACCAGTCGCGCCCGGTCTCCGTGTCGCCAAGAAAGAGGCGCACGCGGACGCCCTTCCCGATAAGGTTGTCAATTACGTATATGACGGCCTTGTCGGTGGCTTCGTCATAGCTTACCCCGTGGAACTCCCGATATGCTTTCATTCTTTCGCCTTCCTTTCGTCGCGGCATATTGTATCATACCGCGACATGTCGTGTCTAGTACCCTTTGCTAGCTTGTCGGTATCGTGCTGTTGTCCATCGTTTGTAATGAATACGGTTTTTGAAGTTATCATGCTCGACTCCATACTAGCCCGCCTCGCGGTCCGCGGTGTACTTCATAATCAGGATACACGTCCGTTGTGTTCCCGATCCTCCCGATCCATGCCAACAGGTATGCGTCTTTGCGGTCGGAGCCTACACGGTCGTGTTCGCGCTCCCAACTGTCAAGCAGGTTTTCCGCCGATACTTTCCGGCCATCGCGCACGTCGTCGCCCTCTGGTACTCCAAAACTGCCAGAATCGCTCATTAACTGGTATGTGTATTTCATACCACGGCCCATACTTTCGTATATTTCTTGCCGCGCACGTCGTACAACGTCACGTTGCCATGGTCGCTCGCCTCCACGGCGAGCCCTTGCCAGCCTTCCGGCGCGAAGCCATCTTCATCCATGCGCGCAATATCACCGTCGCGCACGGCTTCCATTACACTATTAACGTCCGGCCAAACACCGATGCACGCGCCGTCGCCCTCGCTGGAGCCATAGTAACAATACGGCGGGCAATGGCTGTCGGCAATAATTGTAAGTTCTTCATAGGCATCATGGTACTCGTCCGCATAGGCTTCGTCACGGTACTCGTCGAACGCGCGTGCGAGCTTCAGGCAAGCGCGCACGGTCGCCCGTTCGGCCTTCGAGAGATGGAGTGCTTCAAGCTCGGTTCCGAGCGCGAGGCAGAGGTCGACGGTGCGGAGCGTGCCTTTCGAATAAATATCAACCGGGAGCGTCGTTTTCTTGGCTTTCGTTGCTTTCATGTTTCGTTCCTTTCAGTGTTTCAGTGTTTTAAGCCCGCCGGTATAGTACCACGGCGGGCTTTGTTATGTCAAGTCGTCAGTATATCATCTCCAGCACAACCGGCATGTCCATATACATCTGGCCGCCGTTGTACGGGTAGTATATTTCGTCAATTTCATCTTGCGTATAGCTCTCCAGCAGGTCCGCCGGTTCGTGTATCAAGCCCATGTAGTGCATCTCCAGAAAGTAGTCGCCAAACGCTTCTATGGCGTCGCCTTCGTTGCGCTCGTCGGTGCATAGAATGAATCCGCCGTATTCGTTGGCGAAATACCATGCGTGCGAACACTCCCGCGCTTCGGTCGTCAAGGGTTCCAGAGCATCCATGCGGCATACTTCCGCGCCGGTCTTTTCAATGGCGGAGGCGAGGCGGGCGAGGCGGGCGGCGGCGGCTCTCAGGTCGCGGGCGGCGTATTCTTTGTTGTCTTTATCGGCTTTCATTCTGTCCCTTTCATTGTGTAGTGTACCGTACCGGGAGCGTATGCTCCCGGCTGGTATGGTTCTAGTAGTCCTCGCGGCGGTAGTCGCGGCATCCATCGGCGCGCACGTCGGAGCGGCTCACATCGCCGCGCTTAAGGCAGTCGGCATCGTTGCCGCCGTAGCAGTTGCAATACTTACACCGGGAGCAGTCGGCGCGCTCGCTCGTCGGCCTAGAGCCCACTATGCGGACCATTACAGTACCGCCATGGCGTCAGCGTCACATTGCAAAGCAACGGCACGGGCGAGGGTTGAGGCTTTCAGGGCGGCAAACGCGGCGGCTTCTTCCGTGCGCTCCGCCACAACGTCGGCGCGCCGGTATTCAGCGGTAAGGTAGCAGTATTCACGTTCGGTATAGTGGTGCGCGGCATCGACCGGCGCGCGCCCGTCAAGGTAGGCAAAAGCCACGGCGGCGCGGCGGCGGAGCGCTTCGGCGGCGGCACGGGCGGCGCGCGCCTTGCAAGCCAGATAGTCGGCGTCGAGTCCAAGCTCATGCGCACGGCGGGCGCTGGCTATTGTGATTCTCTGGTTCTGGTTCGTGTTGTTGTCCATCTTGTCCGTCCTCTGTCACTCTGTATCCTCGTCCTACGGGCGAGGTATGGCACGGGCCGGGCTTGCACCGGCCTGCTGGCTTGCCAGCGTGCTAGTTAATCGAGTACCGGATGCCATTAAAGAATGGCACGGCGATACCCAAAGCGTCGTATATGTACCATCCGCCCTTGACCTGCCGCAGGCTGTAGCCGGGCAGGCAGTACCCTAGCAGGGCGTTTAATCGCTCCTTGGTGGTAACGGAGCGCCAACCGCATGAACTCAAATAAATAAACGTGTCTCCGGTCTCGTCGTTGACGGTGAGCGTAAAAATAGAATGGCCGTGTAGCCGGTAGTTAATAGTGAAAAATATCGCGCAGGTCGGACGATCCCATTGTGATAGTATCCAGCGTGTCACGCCTTGAAAGCTTAATGGTCTCGTCGCGCCTGCTATTATGAGGCAGGCCGCGAAGGGCGTCTATCGACCCGATGATGGTAGCTGTAATCTTGCGCATATTGTCTCCCTGTCACTCTGTAGACTCGCGTCGCGGCTCCTACGGCCCGACAAAAAGAGTGTAAACCCGGTCAGTATGTTATGTCAAGTACCTATTTATCGATTTATTGCGAGGCGGGCGAGGAAAAGAAAGCGGCGCGGCGCGCTGGTCGATAGATGGTTGACATTATATAGAAGATAACGAGAGGCGACAGGACATTGCATAATCGTTTCAACGATTAAAATATAACCGGAAAAGTGTACCATTATGTACTATTGCGTGTACTATTCTGGTCTCGTAAATCATTGTAGCGCAAGTAATTGCGAGGCGGTGTATGATTATGTACTCAAAACCGGGTTAATTCCCTTATATATGGATATGGAAACATGTTTATAGGAGATTGATTATAGGCTTAGGGTACATTGGTACACTGTTAATAAATTATATGCTTATAGGATAAGGAGTTACGAGTGAAGAAAAGTTGTTAAGGGAAGATAATGATACACTGATATAAAGTTATTTATACCGACATCCTCGTCAGCAATGTATCAAATGTACTATTTAATGCGGCATAGTGCTAGGTTGTGGTATGGAAAGCATACCGATAATGGAGGTTTTTTGATCAATTATTCTATAGAACAAGCGATTTTTCCGCTCCTCGTCGGCTGGATTTCGGCGCGGCGCGCGGCTGGCCATGATTCACCGGGCCGCGCGGCCTCGTATCCTCGTCGGCCAGTCCATGGTCCACTGATTCACTGATTCACTGGTCCACTGATTCACCGGTCCAAAAGCCCGCCGCGCCGCCGGAAACTCGATTCATTCTATAGATAGCCCGCCAGTTTGAAATCTAGTGGTCGCCAGCGCATCGGCCCGTGGTATATGGTAAAACTACACCAGATCACGGGCCGATGCTATAGCGGCCCTGTATAGTGGCATAGCGGACTGGATAGTTGACAGACCATAAACCATAAACCATAAACCACGGCCAGCAGGCGCACGGCCAGCAGGCGCACGGCCAGCAGGCGCACGGCCAGCAGGCGCACGGCCAGCAGGCGCACGGCCAGCAGGCGCACGGCCAGCAGGCGCACGGCCAGCAGG